CTGCTTCTAGCAATCCTTCATTTAACAACAACTCTTGTTCAGCATTGTAGCGCATCTTAGCGTATGCACCGACTGATTGAATAAGGGCAGATGCAGGAGCAGCTTTAGCTAACTCTGCTTGTGCCACTGCGCTTGGAGACATTCTTGCTCTAATAGATCTACCGGGCGCATCTGATGTGGGTGTAAGCTGTGATGTATATTTTGGTATTCGTACTGCCATTCTTAATCCTCACCTATTAGACCAGCTTCATAACCAAACTGAGCAGCCTGACCAAAAGAATTAATCATTGATGCAGTGCCTTGAGCGCGAGCAGAGGCAGCAGCCATACCACCTTCCATACGTGACAACTGTGCATTTAATTGTGCTTCTTCCTGGGCATCTGTAATCTGCATGTTTGTAATTTGATTGTTAAACTCACGAACTTTTGTTTCATAATCAAACTCACGAGCGTTTTCACGCAAAACAGCAAGAGGAGTTCCGGAACTCATATCAAACCCAGCATATCCAAAACCTGCTTTTGCAGCGCCTTGTATTTCTCTTTCAAACGCAATAGACGCTCTTTCCTGCTCAACTAAAAAATTAGCGTTAACAATTCCTCTTTGCCTTGAAAGCAAATCAATGTCACGCTCAATAATCTGAGCATTAAACTCACCAGCTTCTTGCGCTGCTCTCGCTGCTCGATCTGAGGCTCTCTTTTGTTGCAAGCCACCAATCAACTGCAAACCTAAAGTTATAAACGGTAAGGCACTCATATTACAACAAACCTATCATATTTTATTCTGCTTTGCTTCATTATTTATCAAAAGTATTCATTCTTGGGAAGAACGCCAATACCGTAAGAGGTAAAGGCTGGCTCTGCTTAACATATATGCGATCATCATCTTCAAATCCTCCCGGAAACTCTATATCCTTGTCACCAGTAAATAATGGTACAGCCGTGTCCATTGCCATAGAACTATCCCTAAATGGTATTCTGTCTATTTCACCTGCGTCATTGCCAACCTCAACACCAACAGTTTCAAAAAACCTAAGAGTAATTTGATGTATACGCTTTGGCTTGCCTTGGCTTGTACCGTCTACTGATCCTGATTCAATCCTTAATGTTTGCATTGTGCTATCAAAACCATAACCAACAGCAGCCGTTGTTGATGAGAAGTCTAAAGTAATACCACCGTCACTAACCGTTTTGTCAGCATGAGACGCACCGTTTGCTAAAACTTGCAACTCTTGCCCCCTCAGATGATATAAACCTGTTAGCGTAGTTGTTGTACCACCACTATAAGATAAACCGCTATCAACAAAAAATGCGTTTGCTGTGTTATCTCCAAAATTAAATACTTTTAATTTCTCAACATATCTTTTTGTCACACTATCTATTGTACGCTTAACAATCATAAACAATTCGTCTTCACCAGTGTCAGTTGGAAGCGTGGCAATACTTTCCACAACAGCCTGACCACTACTAAACGCACCGCCAATAACATGCTTGTGCCAAGCAACAACTTCTTCTTCGCGGCGATACGTCAAACCTAATAATGTACCGTCTGCACGAATACACCACACCACGCTATCAGGCTCTTGCTGATAGGCCATTTGCGTTATACCGCCCTTAGTGACATGTTCCGCAAGTATCGTCATGTCTGGAGCTTGATAACCGCCTGTATTCACATCGCCGACAAATTTAAACTCGCGTATTTTTCTTAATCCTCTTTGGACGAAAAGCGTTACATCTGCAACTTGAACAGGCTCTATTGTGGCTGTGCCGTAATTTGAATACTTTCTTATAAGCGTTGTTGTTGGCGTTACTGGGCCATCATTTGTTGATGTCAGAACATACTCACCGCCTGATGTACCTACAGTCAAAACTCTTGTTGCTGACAGATAACGAATAGCGTTTACTTGGTTAGACGCAATGGTATAAATTAACGCATCATTATCACCTGTTCCAACAGTGACGTTTTGATAATCTCCGTTTTTACTAAACCAAAGCGTTTGCGGATTATTATTTGTATTTCCAAAAACTAATCTTTGCTCAAAAAACGATATGACACTAGGTCTATTGTTTGCACCTTTAAGAGATTGAGTTGGTTGCGTAACTTTTTTTGCTGTGCCGCCTGATGAATAGGCAGTAAATCCAGAAGTGTCTATGTCAGTGCCAGCTTCATTTTGTAATGTAAACGTATTTGTTGTCACATTAGCCACATAATAGTTCGCATCATTCAGTTCTATCATGCCAGCGATGCTTTCTATCTTAACCGCATCACCGTTAGCAAACCCATGAGAGTTGCTTGTTAAAACGCCTGGATTGGCTTGCGTAACCGCCGATAAATTTTTCGCTGTTTCTAGACCACCTTCGATAATTAAATTGTTAAATGTCCAAACGTTATGATCTGTTCTTGTTAAGCTACGAATATCATACGAAGGATGTACGATGTACATTGTATCAGCCGATTGAACAAATCGTAAATCAAACAAATCAGCTTCTGCATAGGGCGTAGCTGTCTCAAATATTTGTGTTGCTGTGCCACCTGATGTGTATGTCGTCAGGTTTGTCGTATCCATTGCGTTGCCAAACAAATCTACCAAAGTAAAAGTGTTTGTTGATGTATTTGCCACGCGATAATTACGGCCATTTAGTTCTGTCATGCCGCCAATACTATCAACAAATATTTCATCACCATTGCTAAATCCGTGACTATTGCTCGTAAGCACACCAGGATTAGCTTTTGTAATAGCTGTGATTGTTTTTGCAGAACTATTAAGTATTTGAAGATCGTTGCGAAATACTCGCATGATCTGATTTCCAAACTCTAAAATATATGTATCTGAAGTTTTAAATTGAAACGGTATCAATCTTGTTTTTACAGAACTACTTTTTACTTCACCTAAATATTCTGTGCCTGGACGTCTAGTTACACCGCCATGAGGCATAACAACCATGTTTGTAAGATCTGAAAGACCTTCACGATACTTCTCAATATTAATACGGCCTTCAAGCTTTGGGCTAATCTCACCTGCTGTAAAAGAGCTAAACGCTGGCGCAGAACGTGCCATTAAAACCTACTTTCAATAAAATCGCTTGCCTCTAAGCGTTGCGTTGCACCTTCTGTTGCATCGTTAAATCTTGCTTCAGTCATTTTACTTTCGTACAGTGCGTTCTGTATTTGAACCATACTCGTTGATCCAGTTATTGCATAACATATCTCGGCGCCAAGCTTTGCCGCCAAAGCCTCTACTAAACTTGCGTCATATTGCTGTGGATCTGTCACACGCCCAACATACTTAATCTGGGCTGTACCTTCATCTGTTAATAATTTTCTACCCTCAACAACAAACACTGGGCCACCAGTGTTGTTTGTAATATTGTCTTGTGGATATGCCAGCGTACCATTGCTAAACTCTAAAACGCGCAAACAAAATGGATCTGTTGGTAACGCATATTGAAACGCATATCCAAATGCTGGAGTATCTGACTCTTGAGCTAAGGCCGCTCTTCTAATCAAACAATTCCAAGGATGTGCGCGGAAAACCGAATCTCTTACTGCTTCGTATCTCTGATTAACAATTCTTGCAGCTTTACTGTTTTCATCAAGTGCAGAAATATTAGAAGCACCAAGATTGTTTAATGCAAAGTTTGCAATATCAACTGTACTTGTCATTTTAACCTATCCTGTAAAAGAAGGGGCGGCGAACCGCCCCAACCTAATTAGTCAACCACATACTTGATGGTTACTTCGATAGTGCCTGTACCAGCAGCACCGCCCATAGTCGCTGTGACTATAACGCCATCCTCATCAGCATCTAACTCTGTGCCTGAGCCTAGAGCTAGAGTAGCAAGGATGTCTACTTTCTGAGCAGATGTTGATGCAGCAGCAGCCTTGTATGCAGCAGCAGCAGCGGAAACCGCTGTACCATCTGCATTTTTGTATGCTGCATGACCAACTGACAATGTTGTTGAACCGCCAAGAGCATCATGTGCTAGTGACCCTTCAAGCAATCTTGCGCCATCTGGAAGAATAAACATTTCAATAACATCACCAGATGCTAAAGAAGATGCTTCGTAAACGCCATGAGCAACACGGACACGACCGCCTAGCTCATTAGCTTTGTTCATAACAACAGGATCTGCCCGGTTGTTAGTTCGCTGTGTTGAATAAACAGTAGCCATAAGTCAATCTCCTTATTCGTTACACGCAATTTCTACTACTTTTTCCTCTTCCATGCGAGTTGCCCCGATGGTTTGGCAGTAATAGACTTGCGTTGAGTATGACTTGTCAGCACGTTCATCAATACGTGCGGCTGGCTCTTTACCAACAGCAAGCTTGATACCGTCTGATGCAAACGCAATGACCTGACGGTCAGAGTTTGAATCTGTGTTTAGACGGTTGCTCACATGAAATTGAAACCCTACAAAAGAGTTTATCTCACCTTGAGCTAAGGCCTTGACAGTGTTGAAGTCGCTTGAAGTCACAGTTGTGTTGTTTAACAAATCAGAAATCTGTTTTGGTGAAACAACAATGTGCCGAGGAATAGATGGATCAACACTTGCTGCATCTAATAGCTCTTTAGCAGATACTAGTTTAGCAATAGTCAAACCAGCAGAACCATGAGCAATTTTTTGCCCAGCAGGTAACGCTGTTGATGTTGAACCGTCTTTGCCTGTCTTTGCTGTGCCTAGAGCAGCAGTAATGATAACATCATCCATTGCTCTACCCATAGCAGCAGCGGCAGCACGGCTATATGTTGATGTTGGGTCTACAAGTAAACGTACCTTATCACTATCATCGATAAGATCAGCATACTCATAGTCTGACATTGTCACCATCCGTCTGGTATGTGGTGTTTCGACTAATGGTGTATCGGCATGTCTACTTGTACGCAGAACAGCCGCAGCTTGACCAACTTGGTCAAAGAAAGCTTTTTCGCCATTCACGCTTTCTGTATCTACCGCATCACGCAGCAGAGAACCCATTTGCTGTGATAGCATTTGGACGTTTGCAGAAAACTGATTGACAAAAGCTGTAGTAATTTGGGTAGACATCTTGTCTCTCCTACTTCTGTTTCAATTTAAGGTTGCTGCGCTTGGTTATCTCTTGCGAGGCCTTGCTGCTACTTAGGGTAGCTACTCCGCTTGTCTACAAGCTTACTAGTGGGCCTTGCGGTTATCCACTATGCATACTCTCGGAGCCGTAACACTTCTTGTATGTATGTGTCATGCTCTGGGTGCATCTTATCCCAATAAGGGCCGTCTCGTCTAGTCATCTCTGTAATTTGACGAGAAGCTTCTTCTGGGGTCATAATTAGTTCAGTTGTTTCACCTGCCAAATTATCTTCTCCAATCTGTGTTGCAAGCTCAGAAAACATCTTAACAATTGCTGGGTGATCTCCCAACATACGTCCGTCTGATAATTGAATTTGATCAAACATCTCTGTGCCGCCTAATAAATTCTTAGCAGCCAAGTGTGCCATTTCTAAACGCTGCTCGAACGCTTGACCAAACTCTTGACGCAATTCCTGTTCTGCTTCGTAAACCGCTTTTTCTGTACCTTGATCAATACTTTCTTGCGCCCCATCTACAACATCTGACAAAAACTCTGCCATTTTTTGTGCTTGAGTATTGCTAAGACCCGCATCAAACAAAACACTTTTAAACTTACCAAGCTCATTTTCGCTCATAACTTCGTTCTGAAACTGTACCTCATAACCATCTGCACTGGTTGGGGAACCTAGCTTTGTGTACAATTCACGCCATTCATCAGGCGTTGCAGACTTTCCCGGTATCGCTATCTTGTCAGCACCAATCATTCGCTGTGCATTAACATAGCTTTTAGCCAATGCGCCTGGATCTGTAAAAGTTCGCAAGCTAGGTTCGTTGCGTAACTCTTCTGGTAAGCTTTCTAAAAAACTAGCTGGTGCAGCTTGTGCCGCAACAGCCTCTGGTGCTGCTTCTGGAGATCCTGTATCTTGGATTGCCTCTTCGCTCATTTGGGTTCCTTCCCTTCGGTCAGCATTCGGACAATCAGCAACACAGTTGCTCGCTGACCTTCATTAAATGATGTTTCATGTGGATTGCCCGAAAACGTGGTTGTCTCAAATCCAAACCTAGATTTAAGATCACTTAATACTTTTTGCCCATCATCTGTATTGAATGTGCGCCTGTATGCTAATTTTAATTCTTCTATTTGCTTCATTGCTCAAGCTCACCTACAGCCTTAATCATTGGAGCGACCTGCTGCGCTTGTTGCGCTTGCATCATTTGCTGTTCCATAGCTGCTTGTTGTTCAGCCGCTTGTGCTTGCTGTCTACGCATACGCGCTACCTCTTCATCGCTTCGTATAACTCTTGCAGGTATGCCAGTTACCTCAACTAAATACTGCACAAGCTTATCACTATCTAAATAATCCATAACAGGTGCTATTTCAGCAACCTGCATCATAACCTCAAAACCTCGAAGCATAGACTGTAAGTCTGTTAGCTTTTGTGCTTTTGCCAATGGTGACACATACTCAATGTCAATGTCTTGGCCTTGTAGTTGCTCCGGAGCAGCAGGGAGGAGGCCGTTCCGGAGCAGCAACGCAAAAGACCGCGAAATCAAAGGCTGCAACAGTTCCGATTGCAACCTGCCTAAGACAGGTCCGAGGAGCCTCATTTTTTCTTCATTGCGCTGCAACACCTCAGTTGCTGTCATAGCTGGGCCTTGTGACATAAGCAACTGATCAACATAGAATGCCTGACGTATTGCATTACGCCGCTGCTCTTCCATGTTTAAACCTAGTGGATTGTTTGCGCCGATCTGCAACGGCTCCAGTCTATCTCTTGTACCTGTACGATAAAAATTTAATGCGCCCGGTGTTGTTCTGACTGGTAATACAAAACCATCGTCAGGAACCATTAGTGGTGGGTCAATCTGTTTTTGCGCCGCACGTATTGTTGTCTCAGACATTTTGTTAACCATCTTAACATCTGGCAACGCATTCATAGCTGGAGAACGTCCGTAAGTGCTTACACTGTCCTTAACAAATCTTGGAACCATAAATGGAAAATCATCAAAGCCCCCCTCGGATATAAGAGACCTTGAATCAAGATGATAGTAAACCGAAGCAACAGGCTTATTCTTTGCAACCTTACCCTTTGTTTCACCTCTAGGATACACAACATGCACTAAATCATGCTCTTTATGTGGATCGTTTTTTAAATCCTTAACCATTTGAGTTGGTAAGTTTTCTTCACCAAAACGCTGGGCGGCAGCACGAGCCGTTATTTTAAATTTACGATACACCGTATCGACTTTACCGTTTGCATCTTCTGCAACTGTTACTTCTGCAATGTGCCTAGTTGAAAACCGCAACCCTTCCTTGTCACCTTCCACATAGAAAGCAGCAGTTCCGAATACAACCAAATCGTAGTATAGCTCATGAATCTCTTGCTGAAAGTTAGACCTATTGAACGCTTGATACATTTGATCCATGCAAAGCTCTAACCACTCATTAGCCATATCATCATTTTGCAATGATGGGTCACGGTAGCGCATAGAAAACCAAGGGGTGCTAGGAGATGTCAGCATACCATGCAAAGAAGAAGAAAGTAATTCTACAGCATGAACAGCCGTGCCATCATATATAAGCTCAGTACGCTTATCACCTTGGGTTCTCTTTTTCGTAATATCAGCTTTTCGCGGTAGCATATAATCCGCAAGCTCTTGCCAATGCTTTTCCCAGTTAGATCGCTGCGACTGCAACGTCTTAAATCTACGATCTAATTGAGCAACTAACGGATTTATTTCTACCATTACATCATTCCAATACTATTCATTAAAGAAAGTTTTTTCTTTTTCTTATCTTTTCCCTCAACCAAACCACCTTGCATACGTCCAGACATCTTTTGATTAAGACGCTCCAATGGATCAACACTTGCCGCTATTTTTCGTTTTGCTGGCTGTGATGACATAGAACCCATTTTGCCAGCTTGATTTCTATACATCATGTAATTAACCCACCGCCCATCAATGACCTACGCCTTCGAGTAGGCGCAGAAGATAACAAACCTTGTGAAGCCGTTTGTATTGTTGATCGGCGGCCTCTTTTTTTACGCACAGAAGCCATAAC